TCTCTATTACGTGCCAGGTCACTCCCCGCAGAACGAGCGTGTCTTTGTGGGCCACATCGGCCAAGTCGGCTTCTAGGCAGATCGCCTTTGGCCCGGACGACTCGATCTGTGCGTCTGCCTGCTCGAACTGGGCCGCCTGGTACCCGTTGTCGAATATCACCGGGATGCTCATGGGCAATCCTCCAGACGGCGTGAAAATGCCTTCCTCGTCGAAGGTCCCGTTGAAGAAATCCGCGGTGAAACCTGGGAGGTCGATCATCTGCTTACGGGACGATCTGTTTCTTGTCGATGAATGAGACGGCGCAGGCAAACGAAGGAGTCGTTCCGCCTACCGTCGCCACCGCCCGGATATAGCGCTTCGCCGCCGAGGCGTTGAACTTGACGATCTGCCGGGAGGCAGCGGCATTCGTGACTTGCGCGAAGGCCGCTCCCGTGATGTCGGCCGATCCCGTCGAGCCGTGCGATGTGTCTTGGAGCTTTACGTCCAGGGTCGGGGTCGTCCCCGTCCCCGCTGCCGACTGGAGGATGGCAGCGGCATGGCCCTCGTAGTCCAAGATGTCGACCGCGGAGCCGTTCGCCGTCGCGGAGCGGTCGGCCGGGTCGAGCAGAGAAAGCACACTTGCACCAAGGATCTCCTGCATGGCCTACTCCTTCTTCCGCTCGGGTCTTGGCGGAGCGGTCTGCACTTCCCTTTTCGGCTCCCTCGCAACTTCCCTCTCCGCCTCTTTCTCGGGTTCCGGTTTCGGGGGATCCTTCGGGGGCTCGTACGCTCTCGCCCTGCCCATCCCGATCAACAGGGCCGCGTCATCGTCACCGACAGTGACCACGTCTCCGGCGACCGCCCGCTTCACGAACGGGGAATTGACGTCTTTGACCACAACGCCCTTGTAGGTAACGACGATGGTCTTCATCCTTCCTCCTTCGGCGATGGATGGAGAGCCGGGCAGAAGCGCCCGGCCCTCCCTGGTTGTCAGCACCATGGGTCACGTCACGCTGGTCGCCTGGGAGAACGCCCCGGGGTAGCGGACCCCCACGTCCACGCTCTGGAACGCGGTGACCTGGATGATCCCGCTCTTGCTCTGGGTATAGGGGTCCACGACCAACTCGAGGACACCCCATTCGGCCAGGAAGACCTGGCTGAAATCCCCGAAGAAGAGATTGCCCGCGGCGATCTGGTTGGTGGAGAACCCCTTGAAGCCGCACACGTCGTCGGCCTGGAGGATGTTGCCCTTCCACAGCGGGGTGTCGGTGTTGGAGAACCGGGCCCGCTGCGCCAGCAAGGCGGCCACTGCGGGAGTCGTGACGTAGGCGCAGTTTCCCGCCAGGGCGTTCGCTGCGGCCACGTCGGTCTGGAACTCAAGCATCCCGCCGTACGCGATGCTTGTACCCGTAACCGTCCCGATCCCTGCGGTATTACCGATGCCGGTCGGCTGCCCGGCCGCGCCGGAGCCGTGGAAGGCGGCCAGGTCAACCGCCAGGGCGATCCCCTTGGCCAGATCCCCGTTCACGAGCGAATCGATCGACGGGTTGGACTGCAGAAGCAGGTTCCTCGTGTAGTCCAGGTTCGCCGCCACGCTCTTGGGGGAGAGCGAGAGCTGCCCGAAGGTGTTGGCGCCTTCTGTCGGCGGAGTGCCTTCGGTCACCCAGTAGGTCGTTGCACCCGCCGTCCGGCGCGGGATCACAACAGAGCCCCGCAGCCCCGAGAGCACTTTCGCCCCGAGCTGGCGGATGAGCATCATGTTGCGCAGCAAGTCGATAAACTCCGACCCCAGGTGGTCGGTCCCAACGAGATACCCGCCGGCTGCTGCGGTGCCCACGGAAAGGTCGCGCCGCCCGGTTCCCTTCGGGTCGGCGGGCTGCCGCATCACGTCGAAGGGAACGAAGATACCCTTGGACGCGGTGCCAAGCCGCCTCTCGATCTCCGAGTGGCAAGCCCGCTCGAACGAGGCGTCCACGTTCGATTCCTTCCACTGGGAAAGGATCGCCCGGGTGATGCTGTACCGGCGAATCTCCTGCTTGGACAGCCCGAGTTCCGTGACCGGGGTGTCGATCGGCGATCCGTCCCCGAGGCGCTTCAAGACGATGTCCTGGTAGTCCTGGAGGGCCATTCCCTCCTCGACCGCCTTCCGGCGGATGAACTCGGGAACGAAGGATCGGAACTTCTCGTAGATGTCGTTGATTCCCTGAACGCGGAGGCGTTCCTTCTCTCGCGCGTCATCCCCCGCCTTCTTGCGCTGCTTCTCCATGTCCTGCTCGTACTGCGAAAGGTCGATGTCTGCTTTCGGCTCTGCCATGGGTTTTACCTCCTCGATGGCTGGTGTTGGTGTTGGCGGCAGTTCTTCCTTGACCTTCTCGGCGCCCCTCTCGGGAGGGGTTTGCGCGTCCTTACCGTCGCCCACGTCGGCCTCCTCGTTCCTGGTGTCCCCCTCCTGTCGGTCGCCCATCTCGGGAGGGCTTTCCGCGGATCGTCCGACGCCGACCGTCGGGTCCGCGGGTACCGTCACGAGCGAAGCCTCAAACGGCTCCCAGTCCGAAATCCGATACACAGGCAGCTTTTCCTGGGCTGCCAGCTTCACCAGATCCGGGGGCAGATCCTTTAAGGGGATTTCCTGCACGTAGTGGACTGCGTAGCCGACCGATACGTCCTTTAAGATCCCGTCCGATACGTCCCGCCACTTCTCCTCGGCCAGAGCCGACCTCGAGAACCTGGCGACCCCTCTTGCCTTCTTGTCGTCGTCACATCGGCACTCCTCGAGGACCCCCAGGTGAACGTTGCGGTCGTGGTTGAAAAGAAGTGGGATCCCCTTGTTCGCCCGGTCCATCCGCATCGCGCCCGGAGAGTGTTCCAGGATCTCAATCCCCCACCCCCGAACAACTGGCTCCTCGGAGGAGAACGCCAAGTCGATCGTCTTTGCGTCCTCCCTGATCTGAGCCCGGGAGAGGGTAAACATTCGGCTCTCCCTCTTTGGCGGGTCTTTTCCACCCATTCCTGTCACCTCCAAAAGAAAAGGGCCTCACAAGACGCGGAAGGCCCTTCTTTTCTCGCGATTTCTGTCTACTTACGCGGCTGCCTCGTCCATCTTCCCGTTCCCTTTGCCGTTCCCCTTGCCGTTGGCCTTCGGCGGAGGCTCCTCCTCGTCCTCCTCTTTGCCGGCAGGCTCGGGGGCGCTCTTATCCCCGAGGTTAAACTCCAACCCGTACTCCTTGGCGAGCGCCTTCTCCTCGGAGAGCTCCTGATAGAGCTCCTCGATGTCTCCGCCGGCCTCGTTGATGATTTGCGTTGCGGACTTGAAGCCCGCGGCCACGGCCTCCTTCGCCGCCTGCACATCCTTCAGCGGATCGACCCACGCCCATCGTCTCCCGGTCCACTTCGGGGCGTTGAACTTGGTGAACTTGGCGTACGGGAGGGTCACTGCCTCGGTAAGAAGTGCCATCTCCAGCCACTCGGAATAGACCCGGTTTAAGAACGACTCCACAAACCACGCCTGCAGGCTCTTCCACGTCTCCCGCTCTTCGATTAAGCCCGCCCGGATCGAGGAGAAGTTCACCTCGGTTAGGTCGTTGGATAACGACGAGAAGGAGACCCCGAGTCCCGCGCTTACCCCCCGCAGGATCGCCTTCACGAACGGATCGAACTGCTGGTCCGGGTACTTCGGGTCGTACGGCATAAACTCCTTACTCCCGATGTCCTCGAAGATCCCGGGCTCGATCGTCGTGATCTTGTTCCCGGAAGGATCGGTGCTGTCCCCTTCGTATGGATCGTCGCCGCCAGTCGGATCCCGGAAGAACCCCATCTTCGAAGCCCCAACCCGGGCATTGATGACCGCGGCCTCGATGTAGCCTTTGAGGTTGTGCAACCCCACCATCGCGGGAGCCATCCAGGAGATCCCCCGGGTCTGGTCCGCCCTCTCCGGATCAAACAGGTGGATCATGTCGGAAGCCGGCACCCGAACGTACGGCCCCGCAGGGATGATGGTGCCGTACAGGTCGAGCGTGTCGTTGCGGGTGCTTACGTGGTACGCCACGGGCTTTCGCCACCGGTCGATCTCCACCCCCATGCGGATGATGTTCCCGCCGGAAATTTCCGCGTTGTGCTTCTCATCGATCCAGTCGGGCTCGATCAGCTGCAGGGAAAACCCGAACCGGTTGATGTTTCTCCCACGGATGAGACGTACAAACGCCTCGCCATCCCGGGCCACGGTCTCAATGAGGACCTCTTGCGCCTTCCGGAAGGAGATCTTGCGGGTAACCGTGGCGTTTTCCGGCTTTCCCCAGTCGTAGAAGGCGGTCTCGAGCTTATCGTTTGCCACCCGATCGGATACGCGTTTGTTGTTCTCGTAATTGACCGCCTTGACCTGCAGCGCAAACCCCTCGCTTCCGACCACGTTCTTGCGGACAGCTCGGAGGTATGCCTTGGCGAACTCGGAGTTCTGGGACAGATCCCTTGCCCGGGATCGGACGGCTACCATCCCCGAGCGAATGTCGTGGTCGATGCTCGTTGCGGTCGTGAGCCAGTCGCCCGACAGGCGGTTCATTCCGGCCGCGGCGTAGGCGCGTCTTGTACCCCGGGGTAAATCGGATCGGTGAACGTAACCGAAATCCCGCAATAACTGCCGGACGATTCCCATCAGGCGCTCCCAATCTGGGCGCGAACGATCCTGCTCACTCCGTTTGCCCGGTCCTGCTCGTCTTTGACCTCGCGCAGATACTTCGACCTAAGCTCTAAAAGTTCCTTGCTCCGCTTGTATTCGATGGTCCGCCCGTTGATCGTCATGGAGGCGACCCCGTTAACCGCCAGACTCTCAAGCGTTGCCTCGATTGCCGCCAGCATCGTCGTCGCGTGGGACATGTCTTCTCCTTACCAGCGGGTTGCGGACCACCCCCCCGGGGGCCTCTGTGGCCACCGGGGTGCTACCGGAGGCGGTTTATCTTCCGGGGGACCCGGGTCGGAAGGTTCCTCTTTCGGGGCCTTCTCTGCCCTGGCCTCCATCCGCTGCGCGATCCGCTCGAGGTTGGCGTTCAGCGATGCGTATGCGGCGAAGGCGTACACGGCGCAATCCAGCGCCTCGTTCCTCGCCCGGATCTTTTTCCAGACCCGGGTCGCGACACCTTTCACGTGCTTGGTCATCAACTTCTCGGCGGTTAACTGTCGAAACCAATCGTCATCCACTTCCCGGGGGAAGTGGATGTACCCGGGGCCTAACTCCCCCAATGCCAGCCGGGAAAAGAGAAGCCCCTTAGCGGTATCCGTGCCGACTACCCCCAAGACCACCTTTTGCCGGGTGCGCCGGGGGGTGATCTTGATCAGCGGCAGCCCTGCTCCGGATCGTCCGATGATCGCCCAAACGCGCCGAGTCTCCCGTTTGCGGCAGAAGTCGTACACCTGCTGGGTGGCATGCCCACCGGAATCCACACACGCCGAGGCGATCCGGAGGGTGTTACCGTTTTCATGCGGCCAGGTGGTGAGCAACCAGTCGTCTAAGTCCCGCCATACC